TATGACGGCTACAAGATGGGCTGGCTTGATATGCGCGTTGATGCTACCAGTTCAACCACTACCGCTCAGGCATTAGCCGCGGCGACCACTATCGCAGTAGCTGACGGCACTAAATTCAGAGCTGGCATGACCGCTTCACCAGCAGCATCTGACGAAGTTGTGTTGATCACCGCCGTATCTGGCAATAACTTAACCGTGGTTCGTGGTTTCGGTGGCACCACTGCCGCTGATATCGCGTCAGGTGCTGTTTTAACTATCGACTCTGTAGGTCGTGAAGAAAACTCCACCGCGCAGAATGATGGCATCTTTCAACCCGATCCGCTGGAAAACTATTTCCAAACAATGGATACCGCTGTTGAATTCTCTCGCCGAGCGCTGGCTACATTGCAGTTTGGCAACACCAACGATCTGACATTCCAGGTTGCAGAGCGCATCAAGCAGCTGGCTACTCAGTTAGATCGCGCATTGGTGCGAGGCCGTAAAGCCACTGCCACTGTAGGCTCAAACACTGTCACTTATACCGGTGGTTTGCGTTACTTCCTAGATCAGGCAGGCGCAATCAAGACTGATAACTCAGCAGCAGCATTGACGCTTGACGCTATCAATGCACTGAATGCCGAGATCGTAGCGCGTGGTGGTTCAGCAAACACTATCGCCGTAGGTATCAAGCAGGCTCGTAAATTGAGCGCATTGGTAGCCGCTAACTATGACTCTCAACGACTGGCAGAGTGGCAAGCCGATGCTGGCTCAGTGCTGACATTGCCGTCTGATTTGCCACTGGTTGGCAGCGTTAATCGTATTGTTATTGATACCAATCTGAATGATGCAGAGTTGGTGATCTTTGATTCTGGCATGATCTCAGTTGTACCAATGGCTTCCGGTAATGCAGCAGATGGTGGCAACTGGCGCACAGTTGATGCAACTTTACCGGGTCAAGACGGCCAACGCACCCGCATCATCGGTGATTTTGCGATGGAAATCCGCCAAAGCAAAACGCACATGGCCCGTCTACATAACATTGGCTAAGGAGTTACCGCATGACGTTTACCGGACAGGCTGACGTCATGTACCACTTCTGCGGTGAGATTGTTAAGTTCAACACAGAAGGTGAGTACAAGACAGAAAACCCAGCGATCCAAGAGGCAATGAAAGCCGCTGGAATCAAAGTAAAGAAAGCCGTTAAAGGCGAGTAATTCATAGCCCCGCCACTGTGCGGGGTTTATTTTATGGTGATTTAAGTAAATTTGTGTGATTTTTATGTATGATAGCAATCAATATCATTTTTGATCTGGGGGTGTGCTTTGACAACAAAAAACCTGCTTATTAACAGCTCTGCATATACGCTTGTTTCATCCGTTTCATATGGATTCATCGAAAATACAACAGGTGAGGTAGTTGAATATGCTGCTGCAACGTCACTACCATCAGCAACATTTATCGGACACTCATTGCAGATTGGAGAATCAAGATGGTGGGAACTGAAGTCTGGCGAGTCTTTATATGCAAAGACAAAGCAAGCTACCGGCCTGATCACTTACACGGAGTGATTTATGAGTGTTTTTTATGATCTAAGTAAGACTCCGAGAAATATTTTAAATCAGGCGATTGTTAGAGCTATCGTCTCAGAAAATAACGGTGCATGGTTTGACCCGTCTGATTTATCTACGCTGTATCAGGATGCAGCTGGAACAGTGCCGGTAACGGCGGTAGAGCAGCCAGTGGGTAAAATCCTCGACAAGTCAGGTAACGGCAATCACGCAACGCAGTCGGTGACCGCATCACAGCCTACGCTGAGCGCGCGTAAAAATGCGCTACTTGCCGCCGAAGCCCTAGCTACACAGTCTGTTACATCTATTGCCGCGCAATACACACTGTCGTTCACCGGCACAGGCAGCGTCACACTGTCCGGCACTGCTACAGGTACACTAACCGGTACAGGAGTAAATGACCGCGTATCACTCACGGTAACACCAACAGCCGGTACGTTAACACTCAAGGTGTCCGGTAGTGTCACCAAAGCACAGTTGGAATTAGGCACATCCGCAGGCCCCTATCAGCGCGTAAACACCTCCACCGACTATGACACCGACCCGCGGTATTTTCCTAAATATCTGCGCTTTGATGGGGTCGATGATTATCTCAATCTGCCGTATATGGGGCTGTATGCGAATGGTAGTGCGAGTGTGGTTGCTGGAGTTTATCTGCAACCTAAAGCAACAACACAATATATAATCGGAGAGACAACTAGCACTGCTTCTAGCTCACGCTATGCGCCACTAGTAATCTTCATAACTCCCACATTATTAATAACATTAATTCGTAACGATAGTAATGTTGAGCTTATAAACTCAACTAATATATCTACTGCATTGCCGCCACCTCCCTCTGTGACCTCTGTTGTGGACACTGGAAATAGCGTTTCAATGCGCACAAATAGTGTACTTGTGTCAACAGCTAATTATTCTAGAGCATCCACCTTAACAGCCAACATTACTTCTATTGGCGCGCTAGCACAATCTACAGCTGTATTTTTCGCACAGATGAACCTTTACAGCCTCATCATCACCAAATCCGCCCTCACCGATGCGCAACGTATCAAATGTGAGCGTTATGCCGCCAGCAAATCAGGAGTCATTTTATGAGCAACTGGACGCACACTTTGACGGTCATCGTACCTGAGCCGCTGATGGATATTGGAAATCAGCTGGCGCTCGCCATGGGCACATCAGAGGATGATGTTAATACCTTTCGGTCAGCAGACTGGACGGACGGCACATCTAACTACGCCGTGGCACACACCGTGGCGGTCGAGCAAATCATGGACTACTTCGCACTGGTTCCGGTTGAGCTTCAATCCGGAATGGTGTTTCCGACGATAAGCATCAATATGGACGGGGTACCAACGCTGATCGGTAGTGATATGAGTAAGATACATGTCTTTGTAGATAATGAACCATTCGCTGTATTTAGCTTGCTGAACCTGACGCGGAGAGGTGTTGATGAAATCGAGGTGTAATAACATGTTCGTTAAACTAGATCTTGATAAAATGCACATGATGGATGGAGGTGCGTTGATTGTAGCTGCTTGCGATATTTTATCAGCAGCAGGTACAAAAAATTATATCCACTGGGGTGATGAAATATCGGTGTCAATAGGTGATACTTTGCATGATGTTGTTGTTGATTATGCAAAATGCGGGGTTCATTTTGTGCATCCAGACAACATCTCGTACAATTAATAAAAATAGGAGGTAAGCAATGACGGTTACAGTTGGATATGCAACAGATGACGAATATTCTGCTTATGCCGTATCTCGCGGTTATGTGTTAACCGGCAATTCTCTGGTGCATTTGCAGTTGGCTCTTGATTGGCTTGAATTGCAGCCATTCAAAGGCGAGAAAACAGATCCTTTGCAGGAGCTGGAATGGCCCCGCGATGGTAATACAGAGATCCCAGATAAAATTGTGCAGGCACAGCTAGAGGCGGCGCTGGTTTACAATGCAGGCGGGAATCTAATGGCGTCAATCGGTAAGATGGTGACAGAGAAAACCGTTGGGCCGTTGACGACAAAGTATGCAGAAGGCGGGCCGCAGACCATCATGTATCCGAAGCTGTCTATGTTGTTGCGCGGATATTTGCAGAATGGATATGGATCAACTCAGTTTAAAGTGAGCCGATAATATGAAATTCAGAAAGAAACCTGTTGTGATTGAGGCTGTTCAATTGTTAATTGATAGCTTTGAAGAAGTGGAAAGTTTCGTTGGTTGCACGTCAATGAATCGTCATTACATCAATGAGCAGGATTTTTTAAAGAAAACAAATCCGGTCGGATTATTCATTAAAACACTAGAAGGCAATATGCTTGCTAGTGTTGGTGATTATGTAATTAAAGGCGTTTCTGGGGAGTTTTATCCATGCAAGCCTGATATTTTCGCTGCTACATATGATTTAGTTTGTGATCACGATGATTATAAAGGTAACTAAATGAGCCTAGCAGACGCACAAGCGGATATTGAATCGGCACTCGAATCTCTAATGGAATCAGGCGAGCAGGTTGTTTTCAGCTATCAATCCGATCCGGTTTTTGATAATGACACGGGCGATCTAATTTCAGGCGGAACGAGCAGAACACAAACTGCCTACGGATATCCAGAAAGCTACTCGAATTCAGAAATTGACGGAACCAACATCCAGCGCGGCGACATTAAGCTGATTTGCAGTGCAGGCGCATTGCGTCCTGTTGCCGGTTGGCTGTGCCTGCTTGATTCTGTAAGTTATCGCGTAATGAACTGCGAGCCGATCCGCGAAAGCGGCGTGGATGTTATTTACTATGTGCAGTTGAGGGTGTAAGGCATGAACCAAGCTATCTACAAAGCCATGCGCGCGCACCTGAACACGCTGGCTAATAAGCCACCTATCGCTTATCTGAATCAGCCTTTTACTCCAACTGGCGTTCAGTACTTCCGTGAAGGGTTTTATTCAGCCAGTCCTGATCACCTGGCTATCGAGTATGGCGGGACAACTGACCATCGCGGTTACTACCAGATCGAGATCTTAACGCCGAGCAATAGCGGTACAGCGGCAGGAATGGACAAAGCCACATTGCTGGCTGAACACTTCAAGCGCGGGCGCTATACCGGATTTGAAGTTACGCGAGTTGATTGGGTGCCGACAGGTACGGAAGGTGCTTATTCTGTTATCAGGATGTCAATTTACTATCGGGCGTTAGCGTAATGGCAATCTACCAACTGCGAAATCTCGATAAGTGGGTAAAGAAAGTCGGTGGCGACGCTGAGAAAGTGACTCGCGCTGTTGCGCTGCAAATGACGAATGAGGTCATCAATCGGACGCGCGTTGATACTGGCCGAGCGCGCGGTAATTGGCACGCTGAAATCAATCAGGCAGAAGAGAATATTCTTGAGTTTGCTGGTGGCGGTCATGCGGCAATACCATTTGCGTTAAGCCACTGCAACCAAGCAATAGAAAAGATGTACGGGCATCGGTGGATACTATCGAATAACCTGCCTTACATTCAGCCTCTTGAGACTTTAGATAGCATGGTTCGCGGTACTGTGCTTGAGTTTAATCGTGCGATTGATGCTGCAATTAAGTCGCTGTAAACAATCAAATCGTTAAAACCTTTCAATAACTACACATCAATAGTTTTATGCTATCATTGTGGCGTCATGACAACTTAGAGGGCGCTCAAATGACCGTTTCAACCAATGCCGGAAACAAGTTTTATGTATCAACAACCGCAACCCCGCCAGCTACCTATGATGCGGCAGGCTATGGCGCGTTAACTTATGCCGAAGTCGGCGAGATCACAGATCTTGGTACTCTATCTGCGGAATATGCAGTAACAGAGCATAACCCTATCGGCGACCGGAACCTGCAAAAACTGAAAGGTACGCGAGATAATGGCTCACAAGATTTAACTCTTGGCTTTGATACCGTTGACGCTGGTCAAGTGGTTATGCAGGCGGCCTTGCTGTCAGATAGCAACTATCACTTCAAGATCGCGCTGAAATCTGGCGACATCGTTTTTTATTCTGGTTTGGTTACAAATTTCAACATCGTATTTGGCGCGGCAGATGATGTGGTTGGTGCTGAAACGTCAATCGCAATCAACAAGCCGCGCGTTTACGATCCAGCCTGATCCTAGCGGATAGCCTGCGGGTTGGCCTGTCAGCGGCTCGCGGGTTCTTTCATTACTGACAGAATTAATTTACTGACAGGTGATTTATGACTTTCGATTTAGCGACATTAGATACAGCAAAAGTGGCAGAAGAAGGCGCTGAATTACGCGTTGCACATCCGACAACCGGCGAAGATTTGGGTATTCAGATCACGCTTATCGGTACAGACTCGAAAACTTTCCGTGACATTTCAAAGAGTCGCGCCACTGCATCACTGAAAAAGAAATCGCGCGAAATTGATTTAGATCAAAATGAGGCTGAATCTGTTGAGCTGCTGGCAAAATGCACAAAGGGCTGGTCAGGGATTACTGAATCAGGCAAAGAGGTGCCATTCAGCTATGAAAACGCCGTGAAACTTTACACAAAATATTTGTGGTTGCGTGAGCAGATCGACAGCTTCATGGCAGATCGCTCAAATTTTTTGCCGAGTGCGTAGAAAGCTGGCGATTATATGTTGCACACCAGGCGTGGCTAGATACCGCGCCTGAACCAAGAGATCAGAAAAAGCCCAGCAAACAAAAGCCGGT